CGTCTCCAGCACCTGGACGAAGTCGAAGTGCGCGCGCGCCGGCTTCGCAGCAGCCACGTCACGAATAATTGCCTCGGCCTTCTCCGTGGTGAGAAAGCTGGGCGTGATGACGTTCGCGGGGGCCCGAACCTCGAAGGTATAAGGCTCGCGTTGGGGGGAGGCCTCGAACCACTCCACGATCCGGAAGTCGGGATGATGCCACGAGAGCACCTCCTGCACGGCCTGCCGGGTCCCCTTGCGACGGTGATAAGGTATGGCATCGGCGACAGCCTCGCGCTTGCGCTGCAGCGTCCACGAGGTTTGCCAGTGCGTGATAGCCAGCCCCCACGCCAACCAGGGCAGATGGCGCTCGGGGCAGGCCCAGGCCGACCACACATCGCGCACGGGGACAGGCATCTCGAGCACGCCCGCCGCGACTTGTTCGAGCGCGCGCTCTAGCGGCGTAGAGGCCGGCGGCAGGACAGTGGGATAGCTCATTCGCCCGTACCCAGCATGCGCGCTGTGACCGCCGTGCAGTACGGTGCCTGGGCGCGCGTAATCGGGATGTCATGAGGCGGCGAGTTGAGGACGATGTTCTGCACGCCCTCTACATGAGCTGCGGCAAATAGCGCGGAGCGGGTGACGTCGCGCCCGAGGCGGTGGCTCTCGGCGACGTAGGCGTGAACCTTGGCGCGCGAGGCGGCATGCACCACGCCCGCGTCCGGGCCGGTGAACGTGCGGAGGTCGTAATCGACAATGTATTCGACGATTTCGGCCGCTTGCACGGTGACGTGGTCCGTCAATGGGCGGCGGGTGTCGGCATTCAGGTAGGAGGCTGCCGCGTCGATCACATGGGGCGGTGCCGCGCCATTGCCGCTGCGCGACAGCAGGGAAACCACGACACGACCAGGCGAGGGGCTCTCCGCGCTGGCATCCAGCACATCGGGGTGCGAGGTAAGCGCGTGGAAGACGTAGGCACCAATCGGGCCGGCCACCGAGTATCCTTCAGGCGCCAGCACCATGCGACGGCGGAACTCGCTGTCGCTCTCCATCACCGCAGGCGTGCCGAGCTCAGGGTTAGCAGGTGTGACGACCTGTCGCATGATGCCGAACAGTGCGGCGATGTTGTCGAGGTCAGCCCCGACCGCGTACGCGGGCATCACGGCGCGGGCCGCCTCGTTTACGCGCTGCCGCAGTAGCTGGGCGAAGTAGGCGAATGTCTGGAGCAGCTTGGCGACCGGGTCGCTATCGCGCTCTTCATACGCGATTCCGTGGGCCAGCAGCTCCGCTTTGAAGTGGGCGACCGCGTGTGCGTAAATGGTCTCGAAGTCGTGCCGATCGATGATGTCCGGTGCCGTCAGTCGTGACAGGTCGACAGCGGTGAAGGTGAGATCGGCCATGCCGATCATCTGTGGCTTTGGTGCGGGGAAGAGCCATGCCCCCGCATTTGGACAGGCGCCCGGCCAAATGGATCCGAGCCGCTTGGGAGTGCGGGAACGATCGACCGGGGTTCGGCGTAGTAGGGCCAGGCAGCACTCAGATTATGCTCGGCCTTCGTTGCCTCCCACCCCCCGCATGTCGCGGAGGCCGGGCTCCCTCTGATTAGGCGGCGGAGACCATGTGCTCGTAGAGCAGATCGAGCAGGCGCTCGCGGTCGGCCGGGGTCGCGCCGAGCAACTCGCGCTTTGGATACGGCACGGCCTTGGCGCGAAGCGAAGGCCGATCGCGTAGGCCATGCTGGTGGACGTCGGCGATCTGGGAGATCTTGCCGGAAAAGCCCACCCAGAAACCCTGATCATCGGTGCCGGTCTTCAATAGGCGGGACGTGGCGAGGCGGCGGAACATCGCGCGGCGCCGCAGGCCGCCCCGGCGGCGCAGCTTGCCGCCGCTGGCGTTGCGGTGTTCCTCGGGCGCGGGCAACCACTTCACGATCTTGTCGAACTCGAAGCTGCGGATCGCGCCGGCCTCAATGTCGTAGCCGGTCATCATCCGCCCGGTCGACCAGGTGAAGCTCTTCATGATGACCTTGCGCGGCTCGCCGGCACCGCCCGAGGGGTAGAGGAAGCAGGCGGCGCCGCGACCCGAAACAGGCGATTGCTTCGCCTTGCGGGGCTCAAACGAAGTACCGTCTGGCTGACGCTGCGCGGTGATCCGCTGGCGCTGGCCGATCGCCAGCTCGCGCGCCATGCGGCGCATCAAAGTGCGGCGCTGCCCGGAACCGAGGCTGCGAAGCAAGGCGCCGGCAATACGCTCGATCTCGGCCAGGTCATCGCTCATGCGACTGGCGGTGCTGGTGACGTGAGCGCGGCGTCGGGAACGCCGGGATCGGCCGGTGCGCCCGCGCTGTCAAAGCCCTGAAGGAAGGACGCGGGAGCGCCTTCGAAAGCATCGGAAAAGTCTGGCTCAGGCGGGTGCTCGATGTCATAGCCCGCGCCGTCTGCACGCAGCTTGACCACCACGGCTTCGGACAACTCGATTGAGATCTCGATGTCGGATACGTCGCCGTCCAGCAACTCGGCCTCAAATGTAAAGGGTTGCCCGTCGCTGCGCTTCAGCAGCTGAGGCTGCTCCTTTTCGATCCATGCCAGCAGCGGAACCATGATCGCGTCGGCGTCGCCCGCGTAATCCATGACCAGCGCCTTGAGGGTATAGCCATAGGTAAAGGACAGCGACCGCGACTGGCGCGCGTTGATTGCGCCGCCCTCGATGTAGATCTGCAGTCGATCTGGGTGGGCCTTGAGGTCCGGCAGGTAGGCTGTGAGCCAGCGCCGCAGGCTATCGGCCTTGCGCATCGATGCCTCCCAGGCTCAGCCGTACCTGCTCCTGCAGCGCAATCAGTGCGGCCCGGATCTGACCGGCGACGTCGTAGAGGGCGGCAATGCTCGGCAGGGCGGCGCCGCCGTCCATCTCGCCTTCCCTATCGCGTTGCACCCTCGGGAGAGGCGGGGGCGGGGCCAGCAGGCCTGGCGAGATCCTCGCCGTTGGCGTTTGCTGCGGCACGGTCGAGCAGGCCGACGCCATCAGCATCAATGCAAGTGCTGCGGTATACCGGGCGCTCGACGACTGTTGCGACTTCACGGGTGATCTCCCTGGTGTTGGCCTGGCGCGCGTATTCGGCTGACTGGCGGTGCTCCTCGGCAGCATCGATCACGCCTTGCAGCTTGCGGCGCTCTGCCTCTGCGGCAGCGTCGGCGCGCTTCTGTGCGGCCTGCTCCTGGGCGGTGCCGACGCTCACGCCGTATGCGAATCCGCCGATGCCGGCGATGCAGGCGGCCAGGGCGGCGGCTAGTACGAAACGCGAGAGTGTCATGCCGAGGCCTTGCCGCACTTGGCGCGATCGACGTTGCCGATGCGATGGCGGACCCAGCCCTTGTGGAAGACGCCGAGATTGGGATTGACCCGTACCAGACGCGCGTATTCGGCCTTCTGCCTGGCATCAAGGCTGTCGAGCATGCGGACACACAGCGTGGTGGCTCCCAGCTTCTTCTGACAGGCGGCAAACGCAGCAATGGTCTGGCCACCAATCTTGCCGTCGACGCCGATGCGCGCCGCGCACAACTCGTTAAGGCTCTGCTGGAACCAGCGCGAGGGTCGGGCCGGCCCCATGTTGACGGTGGTGTCGAACAGCTCCTCGGTGACCGCCGCGTCGTGCTTGATGATGGGTTCGAGACCGGGGGCCACCAGATAGCGCCGATAGTAGATGCTTTCGGCGACTTCGCGCGGCAGGGCCCGCATTGGCCCGATATAGCCGTTTTCACGGGCGACGCTGACAGTGACGCCCATGTTGGTCTCCCCGCCCGGATCATTCCGGTGGTTCACATAACCGCCCTCAAGGGCAATCGCGGCGCCGATGATGGTGAGCGCAGCGGCGCCGATCTTGTGGGAGCCGCTCAGAGCATTCGAATTAGCAGCCATCGTCAGTTCTTCCGGGGGAGGAAGCGGTCGACGAACCGGGCCGGGATGCTGACCAGCACGTCAATCACGGCACGGGCAATGGCGGGTGTGGCGTCGAAGGCGAGCAGTGCGATGGCGAACGCGATCGACTGCGCGACGAACGCGTTCCAGCCCGTGATCGCGATGATCGCGAGCGTCGCGTAGTAGCTGACCATCGAGCCCACGACCCATTGCAGAACCCGCTCGCGCCACGGCAGGCTGGGCTTCCAGGCCTGTGCAACGGCAGAGCCGATCAGCGATGGGGTGAGCGAGACGACCAGCTCCACGGCCGATTCGAGAAGGTGGCGCAAGTCCATGGGTCAGCTCCAGAGTTGAATGAGGGGCAGCACGCGAGGACTGCGCTGCAGTGTCGAGGCAGGGACCAGCACCATGGTGCCGAGGGGAAGAATTGTGCCGGCGTCAGCCAAGCCAGGGTTGGCATCGAGCACGCGCCGCCAGTCGGCGGGACCGAGACCGGCCTCGCGCCAGAGCAGGAGGTCCAGGGTATCACCCTGCCTAGACGTGAGGCGCTGCTCGGCCGCCATCAGATGAGGTCGACCACGGTGCGGGACCGTCCGAGCATGTCACGCACGGCGTGCTGGGCGTCCCGGCGCAGCTCGCCGATCGAGGGCGTGAGTTCGTCGGCCTGGGCACCACCGGCCGCGGTGGTGTCGTAGTCACGGTGTCGCTCGATCAGCTCGGCCTTGGCGTAGAGGGCGACGGCGCGCTGATAGCGGATGAGCTGGACGCTCTTACCGTCGAGCTGGGGGGCCGGGACAGCGGCCAGCGTGGTGTGACCGGCCGCGATCTGCGCGGCAGCATAGGCGCGCAGATCGATCTCTACGGTCATGATCGCGCCGAGAATGGCGGCGCGCAGGCGGGCGGGCGTAATGTTGGAGGGGATGCGCGCAGCCTCCCGCACGACGCCGGGCTCGATGTTCGGGAAGAAGCCGTCGTTAACAACCGGCTGCTCAGGCTCGGGCGGCTGCTCGATCTCTGCCAGCGGGGGGCGCGGAATGAAGGACGAGGACATGCGATCTCCAACCGGCTTCCCGGCTAACAGGGGTGGGGATCGGGTCGGATGCGGCCCTTCGACCCGAAGGTCTCCCGCATCGCGCGATCCGCCCCTGAGCGCCGGGGGCGAGCTTGTCAGGCAGCGGGAGCGCCGCCCTGTTCGTTGGTCGGCTCCGCAGCCGAGCTGGCTGCGGAGAAAAGCTTCTCGGCGCGCTTGATGCGGTCCCTCACGCCGACGCGGGCGTTGAGGCGCTGGGCGTCGCGCAGCTTGTCGAGGGCGGCGGCAAGCGCCGCTACGCTCTCGGCCGCCGGAAGATCCTCGGCGTCGCGCAGCTGCTCGATGCCGATCACCTTGAGGAGCTTGGCGCGGACTTCGTCGTGCAGGTCGATATGGGCGGTCAGCTCGTCGACGTGCTCCAGCACGTCGAGAGGGAAGGGCGAGCCGGCATTCTGCAGCTTGAGCGCCGCGTCAGCGACCTCCTCGACCACGATCGTTGCCGCATCGCGCTGGTAGCGCGCGGGCATCGCGACGTGATGACGCAGGACAAAGGGAACCAGCTCAAGCGCTTCGGCGTAGGCCCCGACGTCAATGAGCCAGACCATTACCGTGGGCAGCACTTCCGCCTGTGTGCCCTGACCCACGCCGGCGTCGGCCGCCAGCACGCCTTCGACCCAGGCCTTGTACTCAGGCAGCATCTCGCGCTTCGCCGCGACCTTGCGGTCGATCGAGCGGATTTCCTTCAGCCGCCGAAGGTCATGCGTGAAGCGAAGGGCGATCTGGGCTGCCGCACGCTGGGCAGGCGTGGCGTTAGTCGTCCCCGCCGCCGTCAACCCCCTTTTCTGGGGGGAAGCAGCAGCAGGGACGTGGTCCGCCCCACGCACAGGTGCAGCCGCTGCGCTGATATTCTGGGCAGCGAGTATGCGATCACGTTTCCGTTGAGCGAGGCTCATGGCGTGGTCCTGTACGAGAGGCGGATTTTCGAGGCGGGAGGAAGCGCCTCAGGCGCCTTCCTCCTCCGCAGGAGCGGCGGGCTTCTTGCCCATGCGGACATTCTCGACGAGCGCGCACCGGCCGTAGTCCTCGACCACGTAATCCTCGTTGACGGACTCGTAGTTCTCGATCTGGTCCAGCGCCGGCTCGTCTTTGATCTGCCGGCGGCGGGTCTCCTCCTGCCAGTAGATCGAGAGGTTATCGAGGCTGGTCACCAGGAGCGCGTCTTCCGGGAAGAAGGGCACGACCACGGCACGCTTGCCGGCGAGCTGCTTGGGCAGGGTGAGGATGCGGTGCGCGGCCTCGCGCTCAGTTGCGGTGTCACCCGCAGCCTGGAGCAGGTTGAGGTACTTGTCGTTGACCAGCTTCCACCCGACAATCACGACTAGGTCGGTATCACTGCGGTGCCAGGGATCGAGCAGGTTGAGCGCATCGAACGCGAGCGCGTCGAGGTTCGCGTAGTCGGCCTCGGCCGTATCGAGGTTGGAGGCATCGCCATCCACGACTTCGGCGCCGGCAGCGACATAGATCGCCTTCTCCCCGCCGTCAGTGAGATCGCCATCATCCATGACGCGAGCAGGCGCCTTGGTGCGGATCTTGTGCAGCCAGCCCTCGTTGACGTCCTGCAGCAGCGGGTTCTCGGCGCGGTTCGTCGTTGGCGCCACCG